GAGTTAGCACTTATCTGTTTATGTAATTGGCTTTCTGCAAAATCTAAAGCTACGTTCTCAATTTCCTGAACTGCCTTTGCAAATACATCATCTTCATTTATCCATTTGTAATATGTGCTTCTAGGTACATCTGCTTTCTTACAAGCTACTGTAACAACTCCTAGGCTTTGTTCTAGTGCTGCTAATAGTGATTCCTTTTTTATGTGTCTACTTTCGTTCATATTATATTTTTTCCACAATCGTCACAGATGTTGATTTCTTTTTCTTTTTTATTATTAGTTTCTTCATTTACATCTTCAAAAGGAAAGCCATCCAATCCCCATTCTTCTAATTCTTTTACATCCCAATCATTTGCTAAAATATCCCAATCCCATTCACCAAACCCTACGTTATCTTTAACGATGAATTCCTGAGCCTGTTTATCATCTAAATCTGCTGCCTGTATAATATAGACTTCTTTTAGTCCTAACTCCTTACAAGCCTTGTAACGCATATTACCACCCAATATAACATTGTCCTTATCAACTATGATTGGTCTAAGGGATAACATCTCAGGAAATTCCTTCACACTATTAACAAGTTTCTGAAACTTATGCTTGTTGATTGTTCTAGGGTTTGCAGCGTTTTCTTTTATTGAAGAAATGCTTACCTTTTCTATTTTAGCTTTTATCATTCTTTAAAAATTTTGCTTCCAATATACAAAAAAATAATTTATATTATTATTTAATAGTATAACGTGATTAATTTAGTTTTTTATTTTAATTACCCACATTAAAACGTGGGGCAACAGTCTATAAAACACATTAAAACGTGTTTTTATCTTAGTGTTACCAAACATTAAAACTATTTGGTAACACGGTATATAAAACAAACTAATCTTTTCGTTTTAATTTACCTGATGCTATCAAACATATTATTCCAAATATTAACATCGGTATTGCAATCCATAAATTCTCTGAGTTAAATCCTATTTCCATTTTTATCTATTTATTAATTAATAATTCGTTTTCAATTCCGTTCGTTTCATATACCAAACGTTAGCCACTATAAATTGCTTTTTAGGTAAACATCTACAACATTTTCTGTAATTTCAGAGTTTGGATTTGTCCACATTTTCTGTTGCCATTTATGAAACGCAATTAACAGTTCCCTTCGGTGGCTAACATCGGTTAAAGTTAATTTTGCTTCAAGCCACTTTACATAGACATTGCTAAAACTTCCATCGTTTACATTGGTAGAGTAAACATCCATATCTTTTTCTTCTCTAAATTCTTGTTTAATATCCATTTATTTTTTATTTAATTTATTGTTTTAATAATCAAAAACCAACCTTAACCGCATACGTTAGCTGCAATTTAAAAAATTAGTTATTGCTTCTTTAGTCGCTCGCTTTCCGTTTTTGTAGCCAATATCTCGTACAGCATTTAATACAGCATACGTAAATAAGTGCTTGTTATTTCCTTCTAATTTTTCAAGTCCTTCGTGTAGCTTATGATAATAGTCTGTAAATTCAGCTTTACGCTCGCTCATTTCTTCTAATTCTTTAAGGTATTTATCTAACATAATATTTTAGTTTTAATTTTTTAAACAGTTCACTTCGTCAGCTAACAACGTGTATATTGCATAGGCTACGTCATACGCATCATACACAACACGTTATGCTCAATTATAGTTCGTGCATATTTTGACCATATAAATTTCTATTAAATTTACTCATCATTTTGTCTAAGTTTTTGTTATACATTTTACTTGTAGAACCAAATAAGTGATATCCTATTTCACACTTTATTTTGTAGAACCACCATCCAAACTCAATCCTACACATTCTTTTTTGTCTTTTTCTTATTTTACTCCAAGCCATTTTATCTAATTTTAAAAGCGTACAACACTGTATATAAATAATGCTACATTCCGTAACTATCATCCATCATCTTTTCAACCGCTTCCATTCCTTCAATAATTTTCTTAAAGGGTTCGTCAAGTAATTTGGGGTTTAAATGAAATATATGTCCATAGTCTTCAATCTTGTAATAGAAGTCAATTATTTCACTCATTTCAGCTTTCTTTATTTCTTTTATATCTGCCATATCGTTTTATTTAATCCGTTGTAAGTAATTATTTGTTTTTCCATTTCCAACTTTTTTTGACTAAATCTATTTTTTCAATTATTTCATCAATGTAATCTTCAGGTATTTCTTCAAGCACTTTTAGTATAGGATTGTTTTTTATACTTTCCTGCAGCTTAATATATTTAGATTCTAGGTTGTCAAACTTTCCTTGCAGGTAATGCAATTTATCAATTTCATCATATTGCAATTCACTTTTAAAATTAAAGCACCTTTCTAATTCCTGTAAATCATTATTGTACTTTCTGTAAATTGGATACATCTTAACTGAATGTATAGCTGTAGCGTGATGCATAGTCTTTCCCTCAGATTTAAAGTATAACGCAATGTTTGTCCAACGCATCCCCATTTTTTCCCTAAGAATATAGCAAACCAATGCTCGAAGTTCTACGTGCGCCCTGCTTCTCGTGTTATCAAAAATATCTATTCCTGACATTTCTTTAACGCTATCACCTATTTTTTTTATATCTTTTAATATCATATTTATCCTATTGTTATTGCTCCGTTTTTTTCTAAAATTTCTTCAGATACTTTTGTAATTGATTCCTTGTCTAATTCATAAGCCAAACATATTTCTTGAATCTTAGAAAAGTCATTGAATTCAAATTTATTTAAAAGCCATTCTAAAAAAACCATTTTATTTGTCGTTAGCTTATCAGCTAGGTCGCTCACATCAACTTCTTCTATTTTGTTGTAGTAGTTTACTTCTATTTCTTTTAAGTCGCTTATAGTCCTTCTTACATTGTTTCTTACCTTTTGTTTAAATAAGCCAATTTTATCAGCATCTTCTAAGAAATGCAGGTTGATAAATGAAGTTAATATTGCACCACTAATTTTTTGTAAATCTTTGTCTGTCATAATTTATTTCTTAAAATTTCTATTTCTCTTTCTAGGTAATCCTGTGCTTTTAATAAGTCACCTAATTCATCTGTTTTTTTTCCTGCTCTAATAACATATTTTAATACGTTGCCCCGACTAAAGTTTAATTCATAATCGTTTATGATATCTATGACATCATAGTCTTTTCCGTTATCGTAATGGATTTGTTGATATTTCATATTAAAATAATTCTGTTTGGTTAATATCTTGTTTTTTTATAATACCTAAAGCAGTTTCAAATATTGTTTTACCTGCTTCATAGTCTACCAAATTTCTTGCTATTTTTCCTATTCTTTGATTTCCTTTATATTTTTTAAAATTATAATTATGAAATTTACAAAGCGTTTCCATATCGTTAGTCAATAAACCTCCTGAAATTTTTCTTTCTTTTAAATCATTAGGCAAATTAAAGTTAGTCCAATATAAATGTCTTCCTCTTTTTTTAGCAGCTATTAAAGGTTCATAGAATGGTATTACATTTTCAACTACATATTTACCTTTAAAAAAGTGTTCAAGTAATAAAATTTCTTGGTACAATTTCATATCAGGATAAGTCGCTTTAGATTTTCTTTCGCCTTCACCTGTATTTGTTTTTCTCATTCTGCTATGAGTTGGGCAAGGTGGAGAAGTCCATATAAAATCAAAATTCATATAGTTTTCTAATAAATAAGCGTGCGCATCACTAACTATAACTTTATCATTTGGAAAACGCTCTTGATATAATTTTGCTAATTCAGGATCAAGTTCAACCGCAGTTACTTCTATATCTTCTTTTACTTCGTTCCACTTGTATCTATTTCCACCTAGACAAGCATATAAATTTAATACTTTCATTCTGTTCTTAGTTTTAAAAGGTGATAGCATTCAGCATATTTCTGTCTTGCTTTTCCCTTGTATTCTTGTTTAAATAATTCGTATAGCTTTCTTGTATATTGGTATTTAGATGTGCATTCTGCAAAGTACTTTTCTGCAAACCTTTTCCCTTTACCTTTGAAATAATTTACATTGTCAGCAGTATCGCCCATTATCATCTGCTCATAAAAATTATACATTGCTTCATCTTCTGTAATGTCAAGAACTACCTGATGTTTATAATGATAATTGTAAATCAATGCAGGGAACTGCTTGTAGTCTTTGTCAATTGATACAATCATTACTTCATCCCTTCCAACTTCTTTGCTTAGATTAAACCAATACCTAGCAACCATATCATCTGTTTCAACACCATACCCATAAACTGAATCGTATTGTTCTTTTACAAATTGGTGCATCTCATTTAATAAAGGTGGTAATTCTTGCTTCTTTCTATTGGCTTTATACTTACCTGTGATTAGCTTTCTAAAGTTACCTTTTGAACCACTAAATGTTACAACCCTGTCAATGTTGTACATATCTTCTAACTTGTTTACTATAGCCATAAACTGCTCATCAAACTTATTTCTTGCATCTGCTATATATGAATAGTACTTTTCATCTTCAGGATGTTCTCGCTTTTTGTAACAACTTGCAAAAATTAAGCTGTCTGCATCTATTAATAATATCATAATTCTGTTTTTTATAATCCACAATATCCACTATCACATTCGTTAAAATCATCATCAAATAATTCTGTTTGTGTTTTCCATTTAATAATATCTTTATACATAATATCACTTCTCCATTTACTTTTGTTTGTTTCTTGGTCTGCAAACCATTGCATTTTTTCAGGATGTTTATCACTCATTTTTTTTAATAATAATGGACTTCTCCACCAACAACCTACGCAATTATTCATATAAGCAAAACGCACATCTTTACCTTCCCAAAACTTCTCAATACCATCTTTATAAATGTTGTCTGTTATTAATGGAAATTCGGGTTTACAGTATTTATAAACCCCCCACGAATTACGTCCATCTTTTAAAGTTGTGAAAGTTGCTTTTACTTTAGTAAATCCCTCATCATCTGTTTTTTCCATCATCTTAACTGCTCGCCTTGTTTCATTTGCTCTGTACCCAAACCTCATAATAACAGGTTCTTTAACCACATCATACATCCAATAAAGAATTGGCATTGTTTTTAATTCAGTTGTACAGTATCTCGCTACTTTATTCGGTAGATATCTTGTCCCTTTCTTTGTTTTTATTATTGCATTGTCAAATGTTTTTCCCGTAACCCAATCAATCTTTGAACCAATATACTGCTCTAGGTCTAGCATTGTGTAAATAATAGTATCATCTTCAAGCGTACCGATAAACTCTGTTCCTAATCTGTCAGATACCTCTTGCCTTATTTTGGCATCAGGGAACAAACAATTTTTATCATCAGTTCTAACAAGTGAAAAGACATTGTAATCAGCAGGGTAGTTTGCAGCAATGTAACTTGATGTTTTTCCTCCACTTAATGAGTTTACTTTTTTCATTATAAAGTATCATTAATTGAATCACTACAGTCTTCAACGTCTATTAAAATCGTATAGTCTATTTCTTTTAATTCATTTACAATATTATTTAAATGCATTTTTTGCATCTTATTATTTTCTTTAATAACTTGGTTTATTATAAAAGGCAAGTCTTTGTAAAGTTGCTCTACATTAAATACAAGTAGTTTTTCTTCTTTATGGTTTCCATAATAAATATACAATTCACCATCTGTGCAATGTAACGAATTAGTTTCGTGAATGTATGTTGTTTTTTTGCTCATAATGTTACGTTTATTTGTAAATAATTTTTATTGTCTTTAACTTCTTTTACTTGGTAATTGATAGTTATGTTTGTAATATTAGAATCATTGTCTGTATGATGCTCTATTAACTTTTTAAGGTCATTCCAAGCTGCTGCATTTACCTTCATTTTATTAAAGTTAAATCCAATTCACTAGCTACATAATTGATATGCAATTGTGTAGACATACCCCAATACCCTAATTGAAATAATTTACCTTCTGCAATGGTTGCAACGTGAGTTGTATAACTCCATACCTGATTTCCTTTAATTGTTAAATTTTGCTTGTACTTTGATAATTGGTACATCTGTTCTGTTTTTAATATTAATTATAATTTGTAAACTTTTTTTATTATTTCCACTCCAATATCTAAACCTTTTTCAAATTGTTGATTAGATAAATCATAAAGAATGTTATTTAATTCAATGCATTTGGTGGTATTTGTTTTTAGATTTAATGCTCTAAGCCTGTCAAAAGCATTTGTTAAATTTGATTTTTGTTCTGTTGTCATATGTTCTGTTTTTAAAAAAGGGTTTTTTACACCCCATTGTTTTTATTTTACTATTTGATATATTTTTTTTAAGTCTCTTGTTATTCTTTCGTATAAGGCTACTTCTTGACTTAAATTAGCACCTTGTATGTACCAAGTGTATTCACCTATTTTTTTAGATTCTAAACTTCTAAACTCTTGTCTTGTTACTGCTTTCATAATATTGTTTTTAATTATTAATTATACACAAATATATAACTTATTTACTTATAAACAATAAATTTAATAACTTATTTTTCAGAAATATTAATATTTATTATACTAGCCTGATTTTCAGACAGTAAGTAAACATCTTTTAGAAGTCTTTTTTTTGTCCACATAGTAGTATCAGGACAGTATTTTTTAACAGGTGCAGGAAGTTTAA